TATGTACCATTTGCATCTGTATATGTTTGAGCCGCTGTGGCAGTATTTTCGTATGCCCATATATTACCTGTCTTAGCAATGTTTACCCATGCCATATTTATTACTCCGTATAAGTTGTTGTATATCCGTAATCATCATCAAGGTCAGCCGTCACTGGGTCTGGTGTAACTTGTGTACTACTTATCTTATTTGATGATACAGTTGCATTATATTTATTAACATCAACTGTTCTAATAATACCCATATCAGATGTCGGACCGTAAAGAAATCCCTGCACAACAAAAGATAATGTATGTATCAAAGCTCGTCTTGTCATATAATCTCCTTCATAACTATCTTCAGTTGATAAACCAGTAAATATAATTGGTATATCTCTTTTAATTCCTAATGCACTCATTTCATTCATTGTTACATGATACTCTGGTGTAAAGTATGGTAAAATTTGTTCAAGTATTTGTGTACCATCATCAGAATTTTTAACCATAATACTTAATGTAAAATCAAAATTATAAGGTACTGGATTATATACAGAAGCAAATACAGTTGTATTAACATCTAAGTTAGCACTTGCTGATGCATTTGCACCACCCCCACCAGTAATTTTAATAGTTGGTGTGGATGTATAACCACTCCCGGGTGTTAAACCAGTAAAACCAGTTACAGCACCATCAAGAATAGTAGCTGTTGCAGTAGCTTGAGTTGTTGCACCACCGCCAGAAAATTTAACAGTTGGTACAGATGTATAACCACTACCACCAGTAACAAGATTTATACCTTCAACTGTTCCAAGAGATTTAATTGCTTTATGTCGTTTCGTTGTTTGCAACTTTCTTGCAGGATCATAAGTAATACTTGTAAACTCAAAAGACATTCGTGGTAATGTAATTCCTACTTTACCTTTACTTATATCAGTTGCCTGTCGTAATCTTACAAGAAACTTTTCCGCAGGCCCGTAAGCTATAGGAATTTTAAATTCTTCTGCAACTACACCAGCAGTAGTAACTCGTCGCACACTAATATCATTAAATACTGTACCAAACAAAATAACAATATTTCTAATATTTTTATTATAAAAATAAGTACCAAACATTAAGTAACCTCACCAAATGGATTAGACTCTGAAAAATCTAAAATTGAATCTGCTTCTGTTTCAAATTCTTCATTATCAGCAAATGGAGTTGTTGGTAGTGCTTGGTCATCATAAGAAGTTAATGTCCATACTGCATCACTTGAATCACCAGTAATAGATTGTCCTGCAACAAATGTTCCAGAAGTATCATTAGCTCTTAATGTTCTAGTTGCAGCAGTCCAACTAACAACTTTACCCTTAGCCGTTGCAGCTGCAAGACTTCCACCCTGATAAATATCTTCATCAATAGTAAATGAACCACTACCACCAGCAGTTAAAACAAAATCAATAGCAGCTGATTGTTCTCTTTCAATATCATCTATAGCTGCAATACCAGTTTCCAATTGTTCTTCACTATATTGGAACAACTCACAAGTTATATCAAAACTATAATTTTTTCCAGCTTGATAAAAAGGTTGTTCATGTTCAACAAATTTAATCTCAAATAATCCTTTATTTATATTTGGTAAGAAAACCAAATCACCTTCCAATGGTTTTGGCATATCTGTTGCAAGTTCAAATCTATCTTTATGAACTGTGAAGATAACTTCATCACGAACATCTAAACCAAACTTACTAACCAAATCACCTTCACCACCAAAACCTTCAGTTCCTTTAAGATACATTTCTATTTCATAAACTCTACCAGTACTACCAAATTTTGATAAAACATCTTCACCAAGAATCAAATCTTCTTTAACAATTATTCTTGGAATATAAAATACATCCATGCCATGAATTTGAATTACTTCGCTCGTTAAATCATTAATCAAATCTTGTTCTACATTAGATGTTATATTATTGAAATATAAATTAGTTGACATTAGCCTATAAATCCATCAGGTGGAAGTTCCCATTTAAGAACCATTTCTTCTTCTATCTTTGTAATCTCATCCACGGCTTCATCATAGATTGTCTTACCATTGAGTGTAACACCACCCGGAAGTTGCACTCCTTCAAACTTCTTTAAGTTTTCTCCCCATTGTCTTTTGATTAATGCAGTACAATATTTTTTAAGAAATATATCATTATATACTTCTGGATATTGTGTCGGATCTAAAACACGATATGCTTCAATAATAAGATAATCACCAACAGTAAATTTATTTTCCCAATCTGTTTCAATATATAACTTATCTTGTTTACGATTAAAAAGAACTGTTGGTTGAACAGTAAATAAATGATCTACCATTGAAAAGTTTTGTAATGACATTTGCCAATTAATTAATGATGAACCAGAAAATGTATTCAAATCTTGAATACGCATTTGAAATTCTTCATTAAAGAAACCTGTTTGAAATGCATTAAAATTAGCAATTGGTAAAACTCTACGAACACTAATAACAGGACCTCCTACTGGATCAGCTGGGTCACCCATAGGAATCCATCCATTAGTAATATCATCTTGTGTTACTGCGTGTTTAAGAAAAACTTTTTCCACACCATCAAAATGATACTCTGCAAAAAATTCAAGTGCATCATTTACTCTATCGTCACATTGTTCTTCATCCACATTAATTTCAATAACAGGATGGCCTAATCGTCTTAGACAATAATCTTTTAAAAGTGGTTTTGATGTAATTGCTGAATCTGGATATGCCATAGTTTTATCCTAATGCTATTGCCATTGTTACGGCTTTTGCTGTTGCTGCTGATTCAGATACTCCGGGTGTTATTGTTGTAAAACTAAGAGTACCTGATCCATTTGTTTTTAATACTTGCCCATTTGTTCCATCTGAAACATTTAATTCTGATATACCAACTGTATTAGTATCAATTTGTGCGTTACTAACTGTTCCAGTTAAATCACCACCAACAGATGTTCCACCAACATCTGTGGTTGCATGACTTGAAACAACAACAATTGAATTATTTGATTTTCTAGTGTATATCTTTTGGTCTACAACATTCATGCAGATTTCACCAACAGCTAAATCGCTTGTTGTTGGAACGGCTGATGCTGTTTCACTTTTCTTTGGTTTTAGGACTATCGCCATCTACTGATTCCTGTTTTGGTTTTTCATATTTTTCTTTCATTATTGTTACTGTTGCTTCCAACTGAACATTCTGTGCTACACTATCATTCAATCTTGTTTGTAAAATAGTAATTATATTTTGTGCATATTGTATTTTTTCATCAAACTCATTTTGTTTCATAAAACCTCCATTGTTAAATTAAGCCCATGCTAATGATGTTGCGTGTACTTTTACTTGATGACCTGTGACAGCGGTGGCTGGCGAACTATCTGTAAATTCTGTAGCACCATTACTGTCATCTGAATGAATTAATAGTTTTGTATTTGCATCTCTAACAAATGCAGTAGGGCTAGAAATAGTTCCACCACTCTGACTAAAGGCTGTAAATGTTGCAGTGTATCTAGCCACATTAGAAAATCTTATTTCATCAATATATCCATTCATAAAAGTCGTAGGATGACCGATACCAATTCTAAATGAGTTTCCTGCACTACCCCAAGTGGGGCTATGGGTTGATGTCGCTAGAAGCACTCCATCGTGGAAAAGCCTTTGTGTTCCTGCATCAAAAGAAACTGCATAGTGATGCCAGTTCGTATCCATTGTAAAAGCACCCGGTGATACTTGACACGCATTACTATAATTCGCCCAGCGTATGTAAGAGTTTCCACCATTATACTGTATTCCACAAGCCCAACTTCGTGCGTTAACACCAGTCCATAAATTACCACCAAATAAACCGACATGAAGGTTACCACTATTTTTTTTGTACCAACACTCCATCGTCCAGTAGTTTGAAGATGTGACGGAAAAATCAGCAATATCACTGACTGTTAAATAATCACCGGTACCATCAAACTTAATAGAGCTTGCTCCAATTTTCTGTTCAGCAGTTGAATGTTGAGCATCTCCAGAACGAATAACAGATTGGGCTGTGCCAGCAGCTACTCCTGCTACTTGATTTGCCCATTCAATTTTATAACGCATATCAGTTCCAGAAGCACTATTTGAAAATGGAACACCATTTGCAACTAAAATCTTTTTGTTAGTTCCCCACAAACCTTTGTTTGCAAGTGTTACATAATCCCAACCCGTTCCACCATTTCTTGAAATAGTACATCTAAGATCATTACCAGCTGTATTCAATGTAGCTGTTACTGCATCAACTTCTTCTATCAGCATTACTATGTCACCTGTCGTTGGTGCAGTCAATGCTGTGTTTGCAGTTGATGTTGCAGTACCTGCGGCACTGACAACTGGATTTGGGTTTCCAATTGAAAAAGTTAGATTATCTACGTCACCATCAGTTGTTCCTGAAGACATAAAAGCCAGTTTGTGACTTGTAGAATCTGTTCCAGTAAATGTATGGATTAATACTTCATCATCATAGAATTTTAAAACACCACTAATTCTTTCAAATTTAATTACAGAACCATCAGCAGGAGATGTAATAGCACTAGAATCATTACTCCCACCTTTTTGTAAATATGTTCCAGAGCTGTAATAAGCATCGTGCCAATGGTAACTGCGTGTCATACCTGTCATTCCACCCTGATCGTTACAAGCGTGACTTGAAATATGTGCAATATCAAACATTCCATAGCCTAAATTATTTTTTGTAACAACTGTAAATTGAACTGTATAATCTCCAGTACCGCTTGACCAACCACTATAAATTGCCTTATCACCAGCATTTACATCAACACCACCAGATGTGTATGTAAAAGCGTTAAGACAACCAGAGTTCAATCCTACCCAATCAGATGAAGTACTGGGAGTTGTGACTGTATTAGTTTGGTATATACTCGCTAAGTATCCATCAGTTGCAGTCGTACCTGATTGTCCAGCAGTTGTCAATGTTACTCCTGTTGCATCTTTATATTCATCAATCACTTGGTCAACCAAATTAAACTTTGCAAGATTATTTGCTGCCTGAGTTTTAAATGCGAGTATAGCTATATTGTTTTCCATTGCTGATGTATCAGTTGAAACACCAGTTAAGTTTGCACCAGAAATTGCAGGTAAAGCACCAGTAAGATTTGCAGCTGTCAAATTGGTTAAGTTAGAAGCGTTAAGTGCAGGTAGATTACCACTTAAATCAGCTGAATCAATATTAGTCAATGCAGAAGCATTGAGTGCTGGAAGATTACCAGAACCATCTAGTTGAAGAATTTGATTTGCACCAGTACCAAAATCAAGTGCAGCTGCAGTACCTAAACCAGAAATTTTTGATACAGCAATTGCGGCACTCGCATTGATCTGAGTGTTTGTTAATTCTCCATCTCCAATATCTGCCGGTCCTACCGTTCCGTCTAATATTTTAGCCGTAGTGATAGCATCATCTTCTATTGCATCTGTTTCTATTCTATTTAATGCCATTCTATCTCTCCTTTATGACCAAGCTAAACTTGTTCCGTGTATTCTTGTTATTTTTCCTGATTCTGATGCATTACCTGTACCAATTATAACTGTATCAGGATTAAACTGAACCATTTTACTATTAGCATCATAACCACTACCAGATAAATTAGCAGCTGTTATAGTAACTTTATAATATCGTGCAGTAACAGTTCCAACACCTGTCAAAGCAATAATAGAACCAC